ATTCATCATATTAATGACAGGAACTAGAGACTTATTTTCTTCTGCTTCGAGAATGTCTTGTTGCTTTAGGTATACCTCACCGCAGGATACTACGTCAGCAATACCGTACTCAATCACAGTGTCTAAAGGCATCTCTTCAAAGCCAGTGCCTTCTTTGAACATCTTGTCTATCAGATCAGATTTCTTGCGTGTAACGTCATAACGCTCTGCTGTAGCTTTAAGGCTAAGTTCCTGCCTTTGCCCTTTAGCTAGAACGTACTCAGCTACCATGCAGCAATAGATGGGGCAGGATATCTTGAAGCCCATCTCCAGCATCCAGTTCACGTCGAACTTAGCATTGTAGACTACAATAAGTTCAGCTTCATCTAGCGCAGCCTGTAGGCCATCTTTAGATGCAGGGGCCTCACATTCCTTGTGGTAGTAGGTATCCACCTGCACATGGTCTACTGTGTCCCAGCCAATAAAGCCGTATTGAGACATCACACATTTGTTTTTTGGGTTGAATGGGCTGTTGTCTATTTTCCCATCAAAGCGGTCAACTGTTGTTTCCAAGTCTAGTACAAGTATTTTCATTTTAGCCCCATTAGTATTTTAATTTGATTTCCAGCCAGCTTTTGCAGCAACTCGATTTGTTCATCGATCAGGTTGGATTTTGTTTTGGCGTATTCTTTTTGACGCTGACGCAACTGCTCTTCGTAGAACTCTTTAAGATCCTCTTCACTCAACATAGCGGCTCACCTGTGGTTCGATCATGGCAATCACATAGCCGTGGAACCCCGATAGTTTGTTTTTAGATATGTTGATGAAACGACGGTTATCGGGTTCATTGTCATCTGCTGAACCTGCTTTCCCGATACCAATGATTAGATCAGCTTCGGCTGCTTTACCTGTTTTGGAGCCTTCAAGCATACTGAAGTCCACACGGGTCTTTCCTTCTGCTTCGGCAGAGGCTTGGCTAACACCTATAAGCGCACAATCATGCCGCTTGGCTAACTCCCGCAAGCTTCGGTACAGTTCACGCAGGCGCTCATGGCTGCTATTGTAATTACCAGCAATGGTGACCTTGTCGGCCTGGTCAATAAACAGGGCGTCGGGCTTAACTTTTTCACAGTAAGCGTTGATCGTATCTAGATCCCACTCTTGAATGTCCTGCATGATTAAGCGGTCACGGATAGCCTGATACTTACTCATGGCTAGATCAGGATTTTCTGATATTTGCTCACGGGTCATTCCAGAACATGCCTGGATAGCCCGAAGCTTTGTTCTGGTAGTGCGTTCCTCGTTACCAAGGTACAGGACTTTAGCCCCTTGCTGACAAAAGCCACCAGGCCCAGCAATGATACTAATCAGGAAGGCTGACTTGCCTGTTTCAGGTCTAGCGAAAACAATACCAAACTCTGATGGCCCAATGCCGTATACATGACGGGAGAGCGTTTCGATGTTAAACTTCCAACGATTATCATCAGATGTCTCTGCCAGTAGTTCGTAGATGTTGTCAGTTGTCGGTTCGCCAAATTCATCTGGCATGTAAGACGTTGAAACTTTCTCAAGCAGAGACTGTAGTTTCATCATGGCAGAGGTGTCACCCTCAGACATATTAATTCCAAGGTTTGCTATGTCTCTGCCAATGTCTTGTCGCCACATGCTTTCAATAACATCCTGGGCGATTGCAGGAGTTATAGTTTCAGCCCGCTTAATTCCATCAAGGGTGTCTTTAAAGTCTGCTCGTTCACTGGCGGTTGCTACAGGATTAGATGCTATCCAAACTGATAATAGGTCTTCAGTCTTTAGATCAGATCCGTACTTTTCATGCGACGATTTAAGCAGGGAATATATGTCCCCGTAATCATCTGAAAAAATTGAGTGCCGTAGTTTTGCCTGTGTTGCCTGGTAGGTATCGTTTTTAAGTAGTGTTTTTATTAGTTCTGCTTCCATTGCCTCATCCCTTATTAGTGGTTGGTACTAAGGGCTATAAAGTTAACAGAATGCACAAATAAAAAAACCCCTAATTTGCATTAGGGGCTTTTTTCTTACTTTAGTTAGTGGTTGTAAGTACTTAGGAGTGTCTAAACTTCATTTTAGATATGTCCATAGTCCGATCACCACGGCGTTCTTTTAAGTCTACCTGGTGGAAGACCACACGTTTGTTATCGCTTACGATTGAGTTGATGGCTGCTTCTAGTTTGTCTTGCTCTTCTGCAGCACCTCTAAAACCAGCGTCATCTTCGATCAGGTAATCGACGATTACGATTCCTCTTGCCTTCATTGTGTATACCTTTTCCTTGAGTTTAACGTCGGTACTAGGTTAGCTTCGACGGATATTTATTATCGCAGCAGATCGACTGCGTATTTAAACATTTACCTGGTATTGTCTATACCCGTAACTTAATTACATATACTTTAATACGTTCGTCCATAACGGAAGTGCGTAGATCTAGCTTTTAAAGTCAGAAGTAAATTCACTGTGCTATTTAATAAATTACGTCTTCTATTTGCTTCGGTGTTAAGCATTTTAGATCTTCCTCCGTTATTCTTAAGTGCGAAACCTGACTATGCTTTCTAATTAGATACACTGCTTTTTTACTAGCGTCTTTGTCAAGAACTAATGTCACCTTATCATACTTGTTTAGGGTTTTTTTAATACTGCTTGTTATATTTGTTCCTAATAAAGCGACACCAACTACATTATCTAATCTAGAAACAGAACAAGCCGAGGGTGCGTCTTCTACTAAGACAGCATGTGTACCTTTACCAACAGCAATACCTTCAGGAAGTTCACCGTAAGCCCACCACTTTGATTTAGCAGGGCCTAGAGAGCGCCCTACAGCGCCTGTACCTGCTTGGTTGTGGAATAGCACTCTATTCTCTGCAGGGGCATAAGATAGCTTTATATCGCCTGCTACGTATGCTTCCCATGAGTTAACTGATTTAATGTATTCAATAGCGGGTAGATGATTATCAATCTTTGTCACTATTGTTGGTACAGATGTTATAACAGGCTTCTTTCTTTGATTAGCCATTTTAGCTAAATAAGCTTTAGAAGCTTCTATAGATCTTTTACCTGAATAAGCACCTTTTGCATTGCAGGATGCTTTGTAGCAGTTCCAAACTATCTTGCCATCAAACTTGTCTATAGTGAACTTCTTACGTCCACCACAGAACGGGCAGTCTATAGTTTTTCTATCGCCATCTGTAAGCCTAATGGCTTTAATGATATCTATCTGGTCCCTATAGCTATACATCATCCACCTGTTAAAGCTATGTGTTATATTATTGCCCCTGGCGGGACAATCCGAAGGATACTAACTATTTGTCATTAGTCAACCACTAATTAATGGTTTTAGATATGGGCTTAGTTACTTTTTTACTCTGCAAGTATGTGTTTTTATTAGTGCAGCCCAGACCCTGAAGGTCGTAGGTTCAAATCCTACTCCCGCAACCAAGTCTTTGATTTTTATAGGCTTTTTTAGTCTAGTTTAGTTTAGTTGAGAAAAATCTTCAAACCTACCTAATTTTTGGTAGGAATTACCCCGTCAGGCCCTCTCTTTGGGCCTTCAGGGTGTCCTCATACCGATTAAATAATTGCTCAAACTTCCACTGGTATAGCTGCTGCATGCCAAGTAGCGTGTTCATCAGTTCATCTTGGGTAGGCTCACGATCACCATCACCAATCTGTTTAAAGACAACCCCAAGGTCATCACAGACATGCCAACAATCCATAATCATTGGCTCTAGTTCGTACAGTTTAGTCATCACTATTATCCGTCAGCGCATCCCACGAGACAGGGAATAGTTCAATCATCTTACGATCAATCTGCTGTGCTACCTCTTGTGTCTCCGCCTGTGTGTCAGGCTTGCATCTGAGGTTACACATATCAGAGAAAGCATCCAAGCTACCTGACCAGTACCACTCAGTCATCATATTCTGAGGTAGAACCATTCGAGCCTGCTCTGGGCATACTCCCGCCTTTAGCAATCCACTGTACATATCATGTACATGATGGGTCTGGTAGTGATCCAATTGCCGCCAGATCTTTGTCCGTGACCTTTTTCCTGTAGTTTCGCATGTGTAGTGAATATGCTCGATTTCCTCTTTAGAAGATCCCTGCTTTTTATCAACACTGCGCCCACGCCATATGGTAGGCATATAGAACTCTGGTTCCTCGTCGACATACCTACGGCTGATCTCATTCCATCGCAGAAACTTATGCTTCACTAGTTGTCGTGCTACAAAGATAGGTGCCTTGATGTGGAAGGATGCGAAGCAGTGACCGAATGGACTGATGTGCTTGTGCTTGGCTAGATAACGGATCAGCTTATCATCCTTTGCCTTGAGCTTGGGTGGTCCCCAAGGATCATCTTCCATCTCGCTTTTCTTACCAAACGATACCCGTGCTGCGTTTGCTACAGTTAAGTCACTGCCCATATGGTCGATATATGTTACTTCAATCATTTAGGTATTCCTTTAGTTCAGTGTATCCGCCAATATGCTTTCCTTCAGAGTTGAAGATGATTGGCACAGTCCTATGGCCTGCAGACTTAATCAGGGTATGCAGCCAGGGATTATCCGACAGGTTGTAGTAGGTGTAATGAAGACCATGACTGCGGAGTAGATCCGTCGCACGATCACAAAAGACACAGTTGTTTTGAGCAATAATTATGTAAGTCAAAACGGTGGCTCTCCATTTTCATCAAGCTCAGGCATGCGAAAGACATACTGACGATCCTCTGGTTGCGTAGGGTCATCCAGTTCTTCATGCTGTGTAGACAGGACACCTAGTTCCTGAAGGCTACGCTCAAGATAAGTGGGTATTTCGTAGTTCATCTGCTTTCCTTAATTCTGTTCGCATGTCTTTAAAAAAGTCCAACATGCGCTCAATCAGCATTGCTGCCTGGGGTCTTGTAAGGCCCAAGTGGTTACAAAGTTCCTTTTCTAAATCTTTGCGTGACTGCGCTACGTTGCTTGTCATGAAAACCTCTTATTTATACCTGCTGCGGCTAGTTTCTGGGTGGGGCGAACATAGATAGAAAGGATGTCACGGCTTTGGTGGCCTGTAACACTGCGCAGTTCATCCTCTGTGCATCCTGCTTCAGCCATTTCGGTAGCACCTGTGCGTCTAAGATCCCTGATCTGTAGTTCGCTAGGCAAATTAGCTTCACGACGTATACGAGCCGCTATCTTGTTATAACGGCGTCTATCAAATGGACGCTTGATGTCTTCTGCAACAACAATCACACCCTCGCCACCGTCCTTCAGACGTTCCTGTAGCCTTGGTGAGGCAGGGATAGATACGTCAGTAGAAGTTTTCTCTTGCGTGAAACTAAATATCTGCTTTGAATAGTTCTCCCACGTCAGTTGCCTCATGTCTCCAGGGCGCTGACATAGATCATAACAAAGCAAGGCTAGTGTACCCATAGACCACCAGCCAAGTTCATCAGCCTTTTGTACGAAGGCCTTTACTTGCTGGGGTTCCCATAGGATTGTACGGTCAGGAAGCTTACGAAGACCCATCTTCTCAAATGGGTTAGCCTGGACGCTACCAAGGCGCTTACCTACAAACCATATACGTCTAAGAACCTTACACGTATGGTTTGCCCTATGCATACTCACCTGATCACATAACTGTGAGTATATTTTCTCTGCATGGTTTACTTTAATATTAGCTGCAAGCATGTCCTCTAGCAGGACGTTAGCTCCACCAATACGCATACGCATAACTCCACGCAGTATTTGATTGTAGGTACGTTTTGTATTGTCAGACAACTTAGTCCACGAGTTTGTCTGCTTGTAGGCAGCAACAAGACCACCAACAGATGCCTCTTGGATGTGGATTTGGCGCTTGTTACTGCGCTTGTAGTCTTGATAGGCATCCGCCATTGCCAACGCACGGGCTACTGCATCATTCTTATTACTGTACTGTTCATAAGAAGCTCCAATAGCCTCTTGAACATACTTGGGGGGCGAAACCGCCCAGACAACGCCTTTATACTTCGTCGTCTTCTGTCTTAGATACTTCACTTGTCTCATCACACCTCTCCATATGGTTATGGGCCTGAGTGTGAGCATAACTAGTGGTTACAATGTATGTCAATATAGTTTTTTAAACTTGCATTTGTTAATGCAACCTGATACTTTGCTTGTGTAGACTTCCTCCCTGTCTACAGGACGCCTCATCCACTGGCCCCCCTGGAGTTAATAGCTTTAGGGGGGTTTTTTAATGAAAAAAGGCCCCGAAGGGCCTAATTCATAAAGATACTCGCACGTCAGATCACATTATGGATGAACTGTATGCACTATTCTTACGTCGTTATGTTCTTTATCCGCATCTTCTAAAGGTACTGCAGCGGTAAACGTACCATTCATGATTACTTTTATGGTTTTTTCCCTGTCCTCTGCGTCTTCCGCTGCGTCCAACAAGGCCTCGCCCAACTCTCTTGCCTGCTCTGGGTTCAACTTCATTTCTTATCCTCTTTATTTTTCCTCACTAAATATACTCGCACGTCAGATTGTATTACAATGATACCTAATCCCGCACATTCTGTATTTGTAAGGCATTAACAAATGCACATGCAAGAAAAAAAATCAAAAAAATTTAGTGCAAAAAAATATCAATTTTAATGGCACAAAAAAACCCTTTGCAAAGGCAATCAAAATCGTGCAACCTGCAAAGGCCCTTGGGAGTGACCACCCAAAAACAAAGCGGGGCGAAAAACCTAAACTTGAAAAGGAATGACCAAATGAAACTTCTAAGCACAAATGCAAACAATACAAAAATTCGCAAAAGCCAAGAACAAAGCGGATTGAGAATTGCAAGCCTTTCCCTATATCCAAATGATCTAATATGCAGCGGGGCAAAGCTTGCCCTTTGCATGAAACCTTGCCTTAAAGATGCAGGCTTTGGGATTTTTCCAAATGTGAAAGATGGGCGGCAATCCAAAACAGATTTTTATCTGCAGGACCAAAAGGCCTTTCTTGCTCAATTGAGAAAAGAAATTCGCAATTTTATTTCGCTATGTCTTAAAACTGGGGAAAGCCCCGCTTTTCGCCTAAATACAATTTCAGATATTGATTGGGTAAAGCACGGCATTCCGCAAGAATTTCCCGAAGCTTATTTCTTTGACTATACAAAGGTTGCAGCAAGGCTTGGCAGAACCCCCGCAAACTA